TTTTTCAACAACTTTTCTAGGAAACATTCCTATGGCCTTTAACCCTTCAACACCTATCACAGGTGCTGCGCAGACTGGCTTAACAAGCCCGACCTACACATTGGCTACTGACGTAGCTCCGGATATCAACGGCAAACAGGTTGCAGTGACCGCATTAGGCGGCACGCAAACTGGAGTTGTTGCTCATTCGATCAGCAGTCCCTTTACAGGTACCTGCATACGTCCGAAAGTAATGCGTACTCTGCCTTCTCCCAATCCAACTACGGGCGTCGTAAAAAACGTACCAAAGAATACAACGAAGGTAATTACCCGAAAGGGAGTTATTCCGTTGGCGGGCCAACCTGCGAGCATGATGATCATCACAACGACGATCGACGTGCCGGCAGGTTCGGATACCGCGGATGTCAATTCTGTCCGTGCGGCGTTATCGATGCACTTAGGGCTTCTTGCCCAGCAAAGTGCAGGTATCGGTGACGTCGTCGTGACTGGCATCCTGTAATTTCTTTTGGTAATATATTGGCGATTGCCATATAAGTTGGAGTGGAAGCGGATGAGCACCTTAATCTCTGTTCTTTCTCGTGCACTAGCACACGATCTTAGAGATCATACCCAAATGGACCTCATGAAAATGAAAGTCCTTCCACCAGATGCGAACATTCGTGACATCCAATGTCACTCAATGTACAATTCATTCTCGAAGAAATTCGAAGATGAATCTTCTGATCTGGCGGACCAGTTGGCTATTCAGAAGTTCCTTGATGTAAATCAAAGGATGGGAAGTCTAGTCCTGGATAAAGGTAAGATGTCTTCAGCCGTACAACATGTAGTTGATGAGATGAAGGAGGATCTTTACCGATTCTTTTTTAGAAATCCCGTCGATTGCATCGTCTCGGCGACATCCATCCTTTCGGGGATAGATGTTGGACCTGGAGCATCCGTTTCGGCATCTGGCGTAACACCCTATCATAAATTGGGTGTTGGTCCTATGTCGACTACTTCTCTTGGATTATATCAGCTCTACGAGGGCTGGACTAAAGATTCCCCCACTTGGAACGACGTTGAAACTACACGTCGTTCTATTGCTGGAGGACCTTTAGTTGTGCTGGGAAGTAAACTTTCCACAGTTCCGAAGAACCGGGACGTTTCTCGTACCATATGCACTGAACCTTTATTGAACATGATGTTCCAGAAAGGTATCGGCTCTATTATCGAACAGGCATTGACAACGCGGTTCGGAATTCGCTATAAAGGCGGGTCCGAGTCGGTTGAGCGTAAAACGCTTGACTACTCCTCCGTGGTAAAACTCGGGGAAGTGCTCCAACCTGATAGAAATAGAGAGCTCGCTCGTAGAGGCAGTATCGATGGCAGTTACGCCACGATAGACTTGTCTTCTGCGTCCGACTCTGTCAGTCTTCAGCTAGTCGACTTACTTCTTCCAAAAGAAGTTGTTGGTTGGTTAAAGGCTACGCGTTCTACGCATACAGAGCTACCTAATAAATCATTGGTAGAGCTTCATATGCTATCATCGATGGGTAATGGATATACCTTTCCATTACAGACAGCCATCTTTGCTAGTTTAGTACGCGCTGTTTACACCGTAAAAAGTATCCCAATTCGCAAACCTAACGGTTCGAGCCTTGGGAATTACGGTGTTTTTGGTGATGATATCATTTGTGTTTCTGAAGCAACCAATCTAGTATTGGAAACCTTGGAAGCACTTGGATTCATTCCTAACAGTGATAAAACATACACTGACGTGTATGGACGTTTTAGGGAAAGTTGCGGCGGTGATTACCATGAAGGTATCAACGTTCGCGGCGTATACTGTAAGTCATTAAAACGCTTGCAGGACAAGTTTACGCTGATTAACCTAATCAACGACTGGTCTGTTAAGACCGGTATTGCCTGTGCAAGAACTGTTGCCATTCTCCTTCGGGTGGTTGGTAGCAAGGCGTGTTTCGTCCCACAATGGGAGAATCACGATTCTGGCATAAGGGCTCCTCTTTCCTTCGCGCTAGAACATGGCGTGCGGAGAGTGCTCAATCGCGATACGAACGCACAAGGGTTTCTGTACTCTTGTTATAAAGTTCGTGCCGTCGAATTGACGTGGGTTTGGGGGTTCACGTTCCTGGATAAGGAATTCCAGGATATCGGATCAAACCCTGCAGCAGCAATGTTGTGTGGCTTGAGAGGAAACTTGCGGAACGGTAAGATGTCACTCAGATCGAGAGACAATCCTTACACACATCGGTCGGTCGTCGTCCCCGGGTGGGAAGCGGCTGACCTGGCGACCGGCGCAAGCCGGGAGGGTTTGGTGAGGAATGGATACCTCACCACCGTTAACTTGATAGGATAACGGTTAGCCCAGGACAAGGAAGTCCTCCAACTATG